ATGCTGATTGGTCCTTACTACTATTCCGTGATAATATAGATAGACCGTTATGGCGTGGTACAATACAAAGCCTAGCGTATAGCAACGATGCTAATTCAAGAACCCCGAAAATAGATATAACCGCAACAGATTATTTCGTAAATATGGATAAGCAAATCCCTACTTGGGAAATGGGGCAAGGTGGAGAAGGGGATAGGACCGCACAGGTCGCCTATGATAGAACAGATAGTCAAAACGAAATAAATACTTACTTTTTAGGTACAAGTATATTAGATACTGCCAATCAAACTTTAGGTTTTAATGAGGTTGAGGATGGAAATGCCGTATGGAAATCACATTTAGATACTAGAATGCGAAATAGGTCAGCCCACCCAATACAAATGTACTTAGGTGAAGATACCACGACTGGTCCTAATGACCCCTATGTTGATTGGGATGCAGCCATAACTGCTGGCTATGCTACTTCTGCGGTACAGTATCGTGTGCTTCATAGTAGGTGGATGAAGGATTTACCTAAATCTCTTTGGTTTACTCATATGTTTTCTAAGATAAGTAAAGACCCAAGTACCGCAACTGGTCTTAATAATGTTGGAATTAGTACTCTTGGTGCCAATTTTAGTGTAGGGGATAGTACAATTACATTAAGCGATTACTCTAATAATATGCCTGATGGTGGGAGTATTGAATTAATAGGTGCTGACGGGTTTGTTGATTCAGGAGTATATAGCGGTGTGTCTTCAACAAGGACGGCTGCCAACTGTGTAATTAGAGTTTATGAGCAAAAGTACCCTACTAATACTATTCAAAGTGGGGAGGGAGCAGGGCAACCTAACCCTCAACGAACCAGAGCTCATATCAGTAACAGATACGGTCAACAGCCCGGTTATAAACTCACCATTCATTTATTAGTACCTCAAACCGGCACTACTCTTAATGAAATATGGCCCAATAAGAATATAGGTATTACTGGCGCACCAACAAGTCAGCCCTATGGTATTGCAGACGGGGCGCAAATACTTAATGATGATTGGACTACACTTGGCGGTCCTAATAGAATGATACCATGTAGTCTTACTCAAGCACCCGGCGAAATAACAGTAAATGGAGTAGACTATTATGTGTTCCCACTACGAAATACTACCAGTAATAAATCAGAATGGGTTGAGGCTCTTGGGACAGGTTATCCTACAGGGGTGGCACCAACTCTTAATGGTAATTACTCATGGTTACATACTGGTACTCCTAGTATAACTAGGGCACAAATTAGTGATAATTATAACCATGTTGGTTTATTTCATAGAATTAATGCTGAGTATACAGGTATTACAGTGAAGTATGGGGCTACCGTTCTCAATACCCCAACCACTAACTTTTTCCAAAGGAACCATGTAAGCGGCGACCAGTTTAATTTGCGTAGTTTAGATAAGACAGACTATAAGCACATATGGGTTCTTTGGTCCGACATGCGTAATGATGGATTGGCTGATGCTGATACCAGTTTTAGAAAGAAACAGTTTGGTTTAATGACTCCTTATTCGGGTAATTACGAAGTTACTTTGGGTATCGCTGATTCTGATATATCAGCAACTGAAGAGAGAGAGAAGTTTGTTGACTTAAAAATAGGCGAAGATTTAGATATGTGGCAAATGGATGCTACGGCTGACCCTATAACTGGTGTCTCTTGGTCTGCTGTTACTAATGGGTCTGATAGCGAGTCAAATAGTAAATACCATAATTGGGAAGAGAAGGCAGGTTCGTTTGTTATTATAGATACATCAAAGTTTTTCAACTTAAATACTGTATCGAATGGCGGTAGGACTGGTCAAGACTCAGGGGGTCGCAAAGAGATTGGTGACTTCTTAGTTGAAACAGAAGGTAATCCTATTCTTATTGATAATTACTGGGCCGAGGCCCCTATTACCTATGAAAATAATTTAGATTTCCGAGCCTACAGTCCAAACATGAGATTTTTTATTAATAACCCAACTACATTAGCAACAGGTATACAAGTAGATGGAAGCGGTATAGGTGATAAAATTATTCAATTAACCGATGTCTCCGCTATCCCTGAATACTTAGGGCGTGATTCAGCCGGAGCAACAATAGGGCAAGCCGGTTCAATTGTTTCAGAGAAAAAGAAAACTATACTACACTATGCCAGTATACCTGCTACAACACTGGAAGGTAGACCTAATTGTACTATCGCTCCACTTGGGGCTGGTATAGCGACAATTACAGATAGTGGTGCTGCCGGTCACCCAATAGGTATGTATTATCGAGAAGGTCATAAAATAGAAATTACTAACTCAACTACAACACCAAGTATCGACGGTTTATATGAAATCCTCGGGAGAGTAGCCGCTAATCCAACCAGTCCTTATCATGCAACAACTACTTTTACTATAAATCTAAAAGACCCTACTGTAACTGTAAGTACTGGTACTGTTACAGTTAGTGCGCCTAACTCTAGGAGTCTGTATAATTTGGTAAGTCTAGGTAAAATTGTCGTAGGTACAAATGCACCCGGAGAATGGAATGGGGCGGGCTACGGTACAAGTCAAAACAATGCTTATTATCTAACATACATTGGTGGTACTGGTAGCATACCTCTTGCTGGTACTGGTGCTACGGTTAGTGTTAACATAGACCCTGATGATACGGCTTCATATAGCGACGCTCTTGTTTATGGTACTCTTGCTAATGTATTCCCTATGCGTTTACTTATGGCAGTAAATGGATTCATTGAAAATAAAGGTAGCGGGACATGGTACCATAGCGATAAATACAGGACTCTTTATTCCGACAGCCTTGCTAAAACATGGTTGGAACAGACTAAATTATCCGGTATTCCGAATATCGCTAATATCCCACAAACAAAACAAATGGCTACTGTACAAAGTAGTGCTGAAGGTTTAGGTAGAGGTGGTCGTATTGGTGGCATAAGTGCGCCAAGTAGCGGTTCTTCGATTGTAAGTACTGCTAGTGGAGTGCCTCATGGTTTAGAGATTGGTGATACTGTAACATTAATTGATGTTGTTAGACTGACCTCAATAGGCATAGGGGCACAAAAAGACTACATAATTACAGCAACACCTAATCCAAATGAAATGACTATTACTAATGCAGTAAGTGTTGTTGGTAGTGGTTCTTATGGGCGGTGGTTTAAGGGTGGTTCTATTGATGATTTCGGTGGTGTAAATGACTGTAGGAATGCAACAATAACTACTGTATTCTCAAGCACACAGGCTCTTTCAGGAATAGGTAATGATTATGGAGTAAATCAAGTATTTACATGGCTTATGGGGAGAGATTCTAAGCCTTCATATAGACCTAATTATTACTTAGGTCTAGCATTCGATACAACTAATTTGAAACTATCTAACTTAAAAACTGAAAGTCGTAACCAAGTAACTAATGTTAGAGTATTTTATGGAGGTAATGGGTTATTTATTGACTATCCTGTCCCAACACTAGGCACTACTCCTCGCTGGAAAATACTAAGCGTTCCATCAATAGGTACTAATGCAGAAGCACTTAAAGTAGCGAAAACAGAATACGAAAAGAATAAAATGGCTCCGCTTTCAATAGATGCTGAGATAATAACTTTCCCTGATACGGGGACAAATACATTTTTTGGTGATAAAACCGTAATGTTAGATGGAGCAAGATATGGATATGTTGCTGACCAATCAAGAACAATACCTAGGTCATTTGCAGTTAGCGGTAGTGCGTACACAGAAGATAAATCATGGGCTTGGACTAGCCTATGGAATGGTAACTTATTCCCCGGCATGGTATCGGCTTTAGACGGTAGAGATGGTAATGCAGACTCTCCAAATCAGAATGAAATTACTTACAATAATAATTATTTTTGGTACGGAGCCAATTCGTTAAGTTATGCGGTACAAGTTGTACACATACCACGCAATATGCCCAAGACTACCATGAAATCCGCAGGAGTAAGTAAGATTAATGCTGATGGTAAATTAAGAATGGTAGTAGAAGTAGGCGACGGTACTAATTTTGAATACGCCGCTACCGCATCCCCAATGTTTACAATAAAATTAATTGATTATGATTGGGTAGATGGTACTTATGTACCAACAGCCATGAGTAGTAGTGTTGTCACCGTTGACTCTAATGGTTACTACCAACTGGATATACCCTCTACATACTGGACTGGTAGAGCCGGTAATGAAAGAATTATTATATCTGTTAATTATGATTATCTTTTAGCCGTAACAAAAAATCGTGGTGGAACAGGGGATATTAAGAATGCTAATGTTTATGCTGGTTCGGGACTTTTTGGTAGTACTTTGAATGCTGAATCTTTATTCCCTCTCGGTATGAGAAAATATGCAACTGGTGATTACTGGAATATCAGGGCTGAATGGTATGCTCCACGCCTCCATGTATGTGACGATATTAACTTTGTACCTGCCACACAAGTATGGTACACTGACCCCGCTTTGGAATTATCATCAGAAGTAATGGGTATTAAGTCTGTAAGTTGGAATGTTACTGCAAGAAAGGAAACAGTAAAGTTTAGACTTGAAAGAGATGTTAGTCGCAATATGGAAAACTTTGCCTCACTCTTTTTACCTCCTGTTAGTAAAGGTGGTGTACAGACCAATGAAAAGAGTGGAGATAATGAAACAATTCCTCCCGCTCAAAAGGCTGGTTATGATGGTATTAACCAAGGCGGTTTCCAAGATGCCGGAGGTTATGGTGGAATGAAAGGCGTAACCGGTGATAATTATGATGCTACGGGATTAGTAGGTACTGGGTTTAATGTTGATGGAGTTAATCTAACTGATAATAAATCACTGGCTATTAGTAGTAATATACTAAGTAGTAATCTTTTGAAAAGAATGAAGGGTAGTATGGATTTCAATAACGATAGTGTTACTGGTGGCGCATTTAGCGTGTTAGGTCAAAAGAAACCTACTGCTGCACCTAGAAACGATAATGGTATTGAAGGTATTGATTCTTTCATTATACCTACTTCCGGTGATGGGCTTATGAGTACAAATGGTATGTCATTTGCTGGCGCAAGTGACGCAGTAAAAGCATACAATGAGTTTACTACTACGGTTCGAGTACCCCCAAGTAGTAAAAGCGACCAAGTGAATATATCCGGTAGATATAGTCTTGATGCCACCTCGGGTCAAGTAGGATATTTAGAAGTCAAGGTAGAATGTGTTGAAACTGGCATACAACAAACTATTAATCTTACATTAAAAGATGGTACCAATTCAGCAATAGCAATTTTCAATGGTGGTATTTATGGAGCAAGTGAGTCCGGTAACACACTAAAGATAACTATTGGTCGTGAGGCTGGCACATCTCCTGATACAGCAAAGTACAGTAGTTTAACACTTCACAATATACAAATTGGCTTTGACACGCAATCAGTATCAGGCAAGACGCAAGCAAACAAACTAAGTTATTCTGATTGACGGTCGGGCTGGTCGGGATAGCGTTCTCGCAGGGATAGTATAGCCTTGGCTCTTTTTCTGCCAACACCTTCTATTGCCATTAGTTTTCGCTGACTGGTCCGTGAGCGTAATAAGCGTGGTATTGAGCCAAACTCTTTGAGTAAGTCATGTGCGGCTCTCTCTGATATACCATCAATAGCAGACAAAACTCTAATCCGCAGGTCCACTTTACGATTATTCTTTTTCTGCAACTCCGCTGGCTCACTGGTAGGCTTGCGTCGTAGTCTAAGATTATGATGTACTGAGGATAGCCAATCAACCATGTCGTCCATGCTGGCTACCTCCATGTACTGTATATTTGGGAATTGGATAACAAAGTTTTGCTTAAACTTCTTGATTACGGCGTTCATCTTTTTTATTTCCTTCGCTATTTCTGCCCTATTTGGCCTACGATTGCCCGGAATGAACGGTTTTAGTTTAGTACCATAGACAACAAGCATAGGACGCTCAAATGACTCTTGCAGGTCCACTAATTGACCTATGATAGTACGGGAACGGCCATGCCCCATGATAGAATGGTATAAATCGTTTATCTCTTTGGCCTCAATGCCAATCTCTCCGATGATATAATCAGCAGAAGGTAGTCGCTTTACTTTGACATGACCGCCTTCATCGTGCTTGCCCATAGAGGCATAAAGTTTGTGGATTAAAAGGTCGTTCTCTCGGTCGTCAACTATCAGCATTGATATGTGCTATACAGTACTGGTCTTTTAACCTCATTCGGGAATGTCGGGGCTACCATCGTATCTCCAGCATCTACCGGCACACATACCTCTAGCAGCAAACCATGAACAAGAAGGCACTCGTCTGTATTTCATAGTACTTTTTATTCCCTTGCGTGAAGCATTACCATTCCAGTTAGACCAACCAAGACCTTTGACAAAATTAAATATCTCATCCTCTATCTCACGCTTCTGTTCTGTACTCACCGCTTCCGGGTCAGCATAGTCTCTAAGCACATCAGCCATGTGTTGTACCAACGCTACCCGTACATGGTGGCTAGGCTTATCTTGGTGTACTGCTCTAGCCAAACAGGGCATGAGCGGCACAGAACCAGCCGTAAGCGTATCACTATCAAGTGTAACACTATCAACAAAAGAATAATCGTCCTCTATGGAGGAATAATTACTACTCCATCCTTCAAAATCGAATGCTTGTACTTTGGTATTAGGCTCCCCGTAAGGATGATGCCACCTATCTAACCTCAAGGGTAAGTTAGGTATATCATACCCCATAGGATTGCTAACAAACTCATGAGTGGGTATAACAACACACCAACGCCCACGCTTGGGGTTGTATGTATTAGGAATGCGAGTCATTTTTTCAGGGAAACCTACACCATCCAGTGTAACTAATCCTCTTGCCTTTCTTCGCTGGTAGTGTTCGAGTGGGAGTCTGTACTCCTGTCCGACCACTGTGTTTTTGAAGAGTTGGTGGACATGGAATCCACGACCAGTCGCCACGACCCGTACATCACCCTCCAAGCGAGAGATGAGTTTAGCCACATCTTGCTTGACCTGTTCAATTCCGCCCCGTTCTCCCGCATCAAAATCCCACCACGCTCGGTCTATTATAGCATACTTATAATCCGGTTTATTATTATTATCCATCCGAGAGAAGGAATATAGGCTAGTATAACAAGAAGTCTTGCTTCTCATTTTGTTAAGGTAATCAGTATAACCTCTTTGACCCTTAACAATAGCCCGTTTAAGACCTATCTCCCTTGGAAATGTCAGTAGTTGCTTCATCATTTGTGTCCTCTCCTTTTATTGTGTGACCGCACCCTTCGCATACTAATAGCGTCATTGATTCTCTCGGACCATCTATTTGTCCTGTAACCAACCATGCTACTTCGCTTGTCATAGGGCTGCCACACTTCTTACATGTTGTCATATTTACCACTCAACCCCGCCAGTATATGTAGTTGTTGGGTCTTCATCCAACCCAACCAACTGTCCCTCACAGGACATATTAAACTCACACCATTCGGTACAGAAGTAGTCATTCCACTTCATATGCCATAGGTCGCCATTAATACCTTCAATCGCTTTGTCTAGTGATTTGAACATAGCCGTTACAGAACGCTTTGTAACCTTCTCTAACACAGCCATGCCTTGAGTAGCACCCAACCATACCTTAGTATCTTTCTTGGTAAGTAACTCAAGATACAAGTCAGTATTGCTGGCTTCAGGGAATAGGTAATAGAAATATACTGCCTCATCGAAATCTAATAGGGATAACATATGGCGGTAGAAACATAACTCCTTGCGAGTCTTAGTCATTTTACTTTTAGTTGCTTTTCCTGTTTTCAATTCAGTAATTACAAGGCCACCATCAGGGTGCCTATGTACACCGTCAATCTTACCTACCAATATAAAATTAGAATCGGGGTGGGGGATTGCGTGTTTAACTTCAAACTCAACAGGAGCGAAATGTTCCTTGCCCCAACGCTCTAATCTCTCATTTTCCAATTGCCAAAGTGAAATTAACGAGTCAGAATAGATTTGTTGTTGGTCGTCATTCCAAAGTAAATGCGGCTGGTGGACTGATTCATCCTCCCAATCTATGAAACCTAAGTCAGCGAACATCTCACCATCTTCATCTTTCCAATTGCCATATAGGTTTTCTAATGCCCTATGTACGGCTGTACCGTGGGCCATGAAATGATTCTGAGGCGAGCGTATCTCGGCTACATTTCCCCACCAAAACTTACGGGGACAACTAAGATAGGTCATAAAAGACGACTTAGATAATCTAGCAGGCCAGTTATTAGTACTGGCTTTAATAGGATTAGAGTGCCCGTGTGTCGGACCTTCTATGGTGAACCATTCCTTAGAGTACTTTTTCGGATTCATTAACTACCGCCTCTACCTCTTTGTCAAGAGTCTTTGGAGTCTTGTTAGACTTCTTGCTCTTAGGTTTAGGGGTGGGTAATCCAAGTACGGTACTGAATAAATCTTCGTCTGCATCGGAGCCAACAAGATTCAATCTGCTGTCAATTCCAAGTGCTTCAGCCTTATATTTATTAGCGACTGTATTGTCAACAGCCCAATAAACATCTCGGCGACCATATTCCGCTAATGCTTCTGCAAATAATTCTTCATCTTCGCATTCGCCTGCGATTAGTATTCGTGCCATATGTATTCCACTCCCCGTTTGTTTAATAATCATTCTTCTTCGTTCAATTCCAAATCGCTTTCACACGCTGGACATTTATCGGGCAACGGAACCCCATCCATCTTGGGATGGCTTAATTCGGTGCCGCATGATGGACATGTAATCTCATGTAGTAAATCTAGGTGATTCAATATGCCTGATAGTACGCTCATAACCTGCTGCATATCGTTACCGATGGCGGCGGCTATGTTATTGAACGCTTGTTCAAGAGCATGGTACCCTAAAGTCAGTTGTGCGGTTGTCATTTTCTTCGGCTGTCTCTTTTCTTCTGCCATATTAATCCAACTATCCCCGCCAGTATATAGGCTTTATCATAACCATTTAACATTTCCAAGCCCACGGTGAGCATTCCATAGGGGCTGAGTGTCCCAGTTAACCAAGTCATAGATGTCACATGCCTTGTTGAGTATGAATCGCTCGGTCATTTCCGACCAGTCAATCTTAGCAACACCCTCTAAGGACTCTAGTTTATCGAAGGCATAGTACTGTCCCCCAGCACCAATGGCTGTGAGGAAGGTCTCATCTACCTCGTACTTTCTACCAAGATACTTTCTTGCCCACACAACACCGGCGACAGCGCCACTAATGCTCTTGTATTTATGTAGCGATTGGCGTAATCTTCCCTTCATCAACAGGGACTCGCCTAATTCACCAGCGTTGCCAGCGTTAATCAGTCCTATTAGGTACTCATCAATATCCTCACGGTCTTTACCGTCAAGAATGCCCCGTAAAGTACCATCCATAGCCTGTTTCATGACCTTTGGCATACGAGCCTGTTTCAACTCCAGCCCCTTGTAATAGTACTCGGGGTCATGATAGTTGCCATCAGTCCAAGTGACCTTGCCAGCATAGCGATTCTTGCGCTTGAGAATCATAGACTCACACCACTTCTCAAACTCGGTTTCAATAGGAGCCATGACCTCGTTAATCTTGGCTACTAATTCCAACCCTTCTTCGGGACTTGGTACTTCGCAGAAGATAGAGTCAGTATGTCCGTATCGCACAGGATAGCCACGCTCATTACACTCGTCACGCAGACGGAATAGTGTCTGCCTACTTGTATATGTGATAGCCGCCGCTATGTCAGGGTGATACATGCCATACTTGGAGTCACCTGATACACCATACAGTGAAGCAACCATAGATTTAGTAGCAAACTGCATAGCATCCCACTTACGCTTTTCAGCATCAGTAGTAGCCTGTTTTAATAGAGCCTTGTATTCATTACGCTTGACTGTCATTTTATCCATGACCCTACCAAGCAGACCGCTTTTATCTTGACTAAACTTGCTGCCATTACCACAGTCTTTACCATCCTCACTCAAGGTAGTCCAGCATATGTTATGTAACTTTACATTTGAGTGGTACATGGCTTTAATATCCATGATTGCCATGTTAATGTACCGTCCCGGCTCGGGTTCCTGTACATCAGCACCCTCATAATCCACCTTGTTAAATCGAGGGTCGTCAGGAATACGCCCATCAAAGTCTTTATCCTGTATGAATAGGCTTGTGGCAGGGGCAGTAGTCATAGGTACTGTCTCTATGTCACACTGTACTAAGTGTTGGAAGGAAGTAAAGTAATTAGTTACATTTAGGTATTCATCAAGGCGGGGTAGTAGTCGTACATCTTGCCTGTTATAATCAACATATGTACCTATGTCGGTATAGTATGTATCGTGCCCATCTGCTAACTCAACCTTGCGCTCACCGAGTACAAAGTCTGCCACTTCATCTAACTTCTGTCCAGCCAACTGTCCGTTCTTGATAGTCCATAACTTCTTGAATGCCACCATCAAATCAATACACATACGACCCGGTATGGGTTGCGTCCAATGTTTATCGGTTACACCATACTTGAAGTTATGTTGATTGAGCGGTGACATCTTTTTGGGGTCAAGCCCCAACTTACGCATACGGGTGCTGATTGTTGCTACATCTGCGTTGACAAAGTACCAACCAGTTAGAATATCAGGGTCATGTTTAGTCATATGACCTGTGAAATCAGCAAGCAGTTGTCGCTCATTGGCAAACGCCTTTGCTGGCGGGTCAAACTCAACAGTCTTCTGACCGCTTGGGTGATTCTTACAGGGGATGCTGGTAACTAATCCCGGCTCAACATCAGGATGGTGAAGCCAAGTAAACATTTTACCAGTATAGGAATCATAGGCACTGAGGATTGTAACTTCCTCGGAATCCATCTTCCACTCACCGTCAACATACCATACCCTGTGTTCATAATTAGGATAGGGTTCCTTGGTCTTGAGCCTATCATTCAATACTTGGTTAGCAAATGATATACTACCTTCCCATGTATGATTAGCCCGAACCCATTGTCTGCGGTCATACTCATTTCTGAAATATACCTTGGTTAATTCTGTACCATACACTCCCTTGAAGCCATGCTCAACCCTAACTAAACCATATTCGTCAGTCAGTTTTTTAGTCGGCACGAAGCAATAAGGGTAGGTCTCAATGACCTCCTGTATGCGCTCCAATGTCTCCGGGTCACGCCTTCGTATGGTAATCTTACGACCACCGCTATGTGCTACTTGCATACTATTAAGTATGCCTCGCCACTATATAGGTGTTCGCCACATTATTCAAATGTCAAACAAGCCGGAACGGACACCACGGCCCCTCGTCCTGATGTCAAAACGCTTGAGCCAGTTGTTGATAGTCATAGGCGTAACACTACATTCTAATGCCATGCTATCCATAGACCTACGCTTGGTTACATACTCTTCGTGCAACCACGCCTCACTCTTGTACTGCTCATTCTTTTTTCTTCCATCTTCCTTTCCGCATTTACTACATTTCATTATATCAATCTCCTATAATATGCTCTATTTCTTTGACCTTTTCGACTAGATAGTATACCGTATCTCACCATCATAGTTAGTAATGCTCCTACTCTTTGGGATGAAAGGGAAATAGCACTATTGCCAATGGGGTTATATTTATCAGCACAAATCCTAATCATCTCAGTTGTACACTCTTCACCTATATCCATCCCAAAATACACACTACAGGCCATTATACCCCTTAGTCTCTTATTCCTTTGCTTTCTATAAAGAAACTTATAGTATATGGGGTCTGCTAAAACCTCCTCATACATCTCGAATGTAACACCCTTGGGTGTTGTCCAAAAATTACTCTTTTTCATTAAAGAGCCTCTTACCATCAAATAACACCTGCTTGGAATACCCAATCGCCGTTAGCGAAGGACATAATCAAACGAGTACCTTGTCCTTCGGGACTGAAGTCTAAGAATGCTAGTGACACATCGCCTTTGTAGTATTTTACAATGTTTTCCAACCCACCCTCAAAGATGGCACTAAAGTTATCGTCACTGTAACCCTTATCAATTACTGTTTCAGTCAACCCCTTGAAGTGGTCGCCAACAGTAACAGTTACTTCACCATCAGTCAAATTAAATGTATAGCGATTTAGTTTCTGCCCATTCATTGAGTCACATTTTAGTGCGTCATGTAGGACTTCACTAGATAACTTGAATGTAGCAAATGGTGAACGGGTCTTACCGTCTGCCATCTCATATACATTACCCTTTATCTGAGCCGCCCTTTCGACACCGTTCTTATGCCACGCTAATAGGTTTAATTGACTGTTGGCAAATGCTTTAGCCGCCAGTCCACCTACCAATGTAGTCTGTTTCTTGTTAGATTTAATAAGAACCTTAGCAGTTTCATTGTTATATGATAGCGTTACCATCTCACCATGATACTTGAGGACTCCTATGAGCCTATCAATGTCAGGTACTGGTACACTATCCTCGTCTTCATCGTCACAGGTGAAAGAGAAGCGAGAAAGACTTGTCTTCCCATCCTTAACAATACTGGTTGTGGAGAGTCGCTTGTCACCCAACACTAGAATACAACCTGTTACTTGTGGCTGTGTCTTGCTGTTGACTGACTGTTCCCTCTTCGTCACAGATAGTAATTGTAATAATAAATCTCTAGGTATTTTCATAATATCACTTCGCTTCACGGTGTAATAAAGTGTGCGCTAAAAAGCCACCCTCTCTATTCTGCATGTCCTGTAATTCGTTAACAGCATCCCATAGTTTACCCACCATAGAAAACCGGCCCATCATATCATCAATGTCTTGCTCGAGTCGAGCAATTTTACTGTGAAGTACCTTGATGTCGTGTTCACACACTTCTTTCATCTTTCAACTCCTCCACTGGACTAGACCAGTCCAAAGGCAGCCCACTCCAAGTGACTTTGCCACTATCGACATTGAGAACCTCGTAAGTTTTACCTAAGTGTTCCATGTTTCGACCCTTCATCTCTTCGATTTTGGCTCGTATAGCAAACTCTCCGTCTTTCAAAGCCTTGTCTGCTTCAACACCCGCTGACTTGTCACCTTTCTTAGTGTATCGTCTTAGGAATATCTGCTGGCTCACGAATCTTTGTGTTCCGTTAGCCCACTCAACCTTTTCGCCAACCTTCATCAGTGCTTTGGTACCGTCGCCAATATCCATGTACTCTTGATTGTCCTTCAGGTGGAAGGTATAGAAGATGTACGGAATTGGTAGTGCTGTCAAGCGGTCAAAGACACCCTTGTAAATACTATTGCGCTCCCGCCATTCCTTCTGATTGAATCCATCACCACTGTCATTAATAATTCCACGGCGGATTAGTCTATCTGTCATGACAAACTCACACCACTTGAGGAATGTTGAACCACCGTCGAAGATAACTGCGCCAACTTCTTCAGTAGACTCAGCCAAGAAGGATGCAAACCATTCAATCTTGTCAACAACTGCCATCCAATTAGTAGTATTATCTTCATTCCACATAGCCTCATCCAATTCATCAATGATTGGGATAACCCTAATACGGTCAGCGTCAGCCGCCCCTGTGGATATGAGATACTCAACAGTATTCTGAGCCGAGTTATCACAGTCGATAACGACTACTTGTTTATCGGTATGGGCCAACGCTAAATCAATAGCAAGCCCTGTCTTAGCGGTGTTCTCCTTACCAACCAATGCCATACGGATTGGTGCCATCGACTCACGCTTGAGGTCGAATAACTCACGGTAATGCTCAACCCCAAATGAGGGTCGGGGTGCCACCGTCTTTGAGGTATCTGTTCCGGCCCAAGCCATCAGTCCCAGCCTCCTTCTCCACTAGGTTCTGCTGCTGCTGCCATAGATTCAGCACACCACCAACCAGTAACGGCGAGTTTAGCCTCGTCGTCACGGCTCATGTATGGAGAACCGACAAGCATTAGTGTACTACCAACTGCGAAGTCAACCAAATGCTCATGTGCAGCAGTAACATAGATGTCAACTGTACCTGCGGTAGACATAATATCCAAGTCGCCAGTAGTAACGATGTAACCACCGTTGTCTCTTGGGTCAATGTGAATTACTTCTACGATAGCGGCTGCCAAAGCATCCCAGCGTTCCTTGTCAGACAGTGTGCCGACATACGCTTCGATGTCCTGAAGTCCACCCTCAAGAGTCTTGATTTGACTTAGGCCACCAACTAAGGTGTCCGGTGCATCACTAAAAGAATCTTGTACGGTATCATCACGGTTGAATACTGAAACCCCAGCCTTACCATACGATACATCAGCGTTTCTTGCTGGACGCATAGCAATAGTACCTGCTACGAATGTAGGGTGCTGTTCCTCGGCAAGTACGCCGTTAAATCTCATAGATAATACTCTCATATCATCAGTACTACCTTGCTTACGACCAAGGAAGAGACAAGTCCTGTCCTTCTCAGTTAGTGGGCGTGGTTTACCGTACTTGAAATTAGCACCGCCGGAAGGGAAGGTTGGATTTTTATTGTCCCATATAAGATGGAAGTGCATTCCATTACCCGCATCATAAACGCCCTTTGGTAGTGATTCTATTTCAGTAGTAGCGCCACCGGATTCAAAAGTCGCCTGTTGTGCTAGTGAAGGGTTGTAACGCTTGGTAAATGTACCATCGTTATTATCCTCATAAAGAATAATGTTACCCTCTTCGATAAGTGTTTCAATCACAGTCTCATTACCTTGAGAGAGTGTGGTTGCTGCCTTTTTGTAAGCCAATTCAGCCCAGTCTTTGTAGCGTGGTACGCTAATGAACATGCCTTCGTATAGTGTAGCACCGCTACGCTTTAGTCTTTCACTTTCACTTTTAATCTGCCTACCTGCTATTCTAAGAGCGTTCAATCCGCACTCATCTTCAGTCTTTCCAGCGTCAAGCCATACATTACGGTTCTCGGATAGAACGGTGTCCATCCTAGAGCGTACTGCTTCCTCGCTTGCGCCTATGTTCTTGCTAATTCTGTCTATCATTTGGTCTATCTGTACCATAATTTTCGCCTCAATATATCCTTACCCTCGCCAGTACTTAACCCTTGTGCCCTGCCAACCTACGGCAGAAGTCCCACACTACATAGTGTGCTTCGACACCCGAGATTAAATCACGGTGCGCCTGTGTTGCGGCTTGAACCAACTTCATTTTGCTGGCTGCTTTGGCGGGAGAATCAATACCGTATCTGAACACGGCATCTATGGTTTGTCTGAGGTTAGAGGAGCCCATCAATTTGACTGCTTCCTCAACCTGCTGTTCCTTCAAACATAGATTAAGAATAGCGTGAGCATCAACGGCTGGTTGACCCAACCCAAGTAAGAATGCCTCACGGTCTGTTTCGGGAATAGAATGGTATGCTTGTAGTGAGTTGATTGCATTACGCAAGTCACCATTGTTAGCGTCAACTATTGCATTCAAATCCTGAGTTGGACTTTTGAACCCTTCCGCTCCGTCAATATGACATAGGCGGGTGAGCATGTTTTTCTGTTGTATGGGTACAAAGGTTCGCACTTGGCAACGGGATTGAAGCCAAGGACTAATCTTGCTTAGGTCATTACATGTTAGGATAAAGAATCCTTGAGCATCTTCAATGACACCCTTGAGTGCTGACTGTGCGGCAGGTGTAAGTTGGTCTGCCTCATCTAAAAAGTATATGGTTTCGTATTGGCCGAGCCTAGTCATAGGTGCCAACTCCTCCTCGATAAACTCGATACCACGCTGACGCTTGGATGAAGCATTGTACTGATGTAATTCATACCCCAAACCCTTTGCTAAGATATGAGCCATTGATGTCTTGCCTGTACCCGGCTCGGGTGAATAGAATATGTAATGTTGTAATTCAGCAGCACCATATAAAATGTAATTCATTTCCTTTACAATGTGTTCCTGTCCCTTGAAATCATCAAGGTGCGTAGGTCGGTGCTTCGTCGCCCATACTTCTCGCATGGTTTACATTAGGTCTCGCCAGTATATATTACTGTCGGACGCAAGATATACAGCGGGCCACGGTTTCGTCAGGCATTATCCTTGTACGCCCACAGTCCATACACTGTACTGCTCTACGCCTTTCGCTTGGAGTCATAACAGATATTGTCCTTGTTAGTATTAAATCATCCTTAGTTTGAATAGCCTTGCGGTCAATGTCAAATAACATGTGGTGAGTATTGATACCGCTTGTCATTTCGACCTTCTCACGACCGACGATAACAACTTGAGGATTCTTCGACATAAGAGCAGACAGGCTGTTGGGAGAAGGAACATTCTTAACACCTTTGTAATTTTGCAGATGATATGCTACCTGTTCCCGAGTACATGCTCCATGCTTCAATAGTATTTCTACTATGGCTCGACGCACTCGCTTGTTGTTATTGTTGGCTGACACAGCCTGTCTTATGAGTGTTTGGTATTTGACCCTCACTCGTCAATGTTCATCCACATAGCAGCCATACTTATGTCGGAGTCGGGAGTTTCATCAACCACCCCACCCCTCAATTCAGTTAAGTATTGGTCAGCAGAATGCTGTTCCCTGCTAATACCTATTGGCTCAGGAAATCCATCCCATGTAGTTATAGCGATGTAAATAAAATGCACTATCATATAAGCGAAAAATACAGCACCTGCGCTCATACGCCCCACTCCGCAGTAGTGTCACTGTTCTGAGTAATTACTACGCTACCGTAAATATAAGCCCATACCTCACGCTTGCTACCGGAGACAGGGCAGTTAATATAAATCCTATGACGCTTGTAAAGACCATAGTCTACACCTTCCAGTGCATCAACTACCTCTAATACATCGTCGTCAACTAAAAATACTTCACCTTTAACCGCCTTGTTGGACGGGACCATAGCGGGGAATGCTCCTAAATTAAGAAGTCCCCATCTCGGGTCGGTTTCATAGTCACCTAGGTACCGGGAATCCCCCAGTAAGTCATGGTTTGCTTCGCTTCGTTTTAATGTGCCGTACACAAATATCTCATTCATAGCCATTGTATCACCTTCTGTTGTTTGATAGGCAAACCTTTGGGTAATGTGTCCGGCTCATCCCTACGGATGGCATTAGACACCATGATGTCATTATTCAGTATGACCCCCAAGTGCTTGTCTGATTTCCTCATGTCACCCGGCAGTATATAGTTATTATTGTGTGACTTCTCGGGCCACTTGAAATTAGAAATCGGGTAGATGGCATACGCCATAACTGCTCGAGTATAATCATCATGCAAAGTAAATCGACACTGTGCCAGTAGCCGACCCACCTGCATGTTATCCACATTAGCCTTGACAAACGCATTCATCAGTGTCAGTGGTATGGGTTTGAGGAGAGTAAGTGCCCGGTCCCTATTAGTCCAACATAGAGCCGCACGAATAGAGCGACTGAAATCCTCACGCTTAACCTTGAGTGACTGGTCTACAATAACACAGTCCTCACTGGCAGCAGTTAGTTTAGGTACCTTATCAACCACCACTACAAGGCGGTGGGATATAATAGGCGACCAGTATATAGCATCTGCTTCACCAAAGGACTTGTTATGGAGGATAAATGTAGTGTCCGGGGCTGTCGGTGGGACTGTAATGTCACCATACATAGTTATGAAATTACCCTTACGGTACTTAGCATCATCATTAGTGTATATTATTATTCCCATTGTACCAACTCCGTGTTGAATGCTAACAACCAAGCGGTGAAACGACGCATCTGATGGGGCGTTAATTCCCACACCTCACGCACACTCTTAGTCGAGAGTATGTAATCAGCAACGAGCCATTCATAACCATTACCTTTAGAAACAATTCTAAGGGTCAATCCATCTGCCGCCATAGCCTTCGCTAATGCGGGAAACTCATGCTCATAAATCGGCCTTGTGTTCAACATCTGCTTCGTCTTGTTTCGCCAGCCTCTCAATTTCATACCTCCATTTCAACCATTCTACTGTGTCATTAAGCCACGCCATATTATAAATGTGTTGGGAACAGTAACCCTTTGTTGGGTCAGTTAACTCAGCCTTACAGCCGTTCACCCTACAACGCTTCAATACTGGTCCCAACCTATTTCCTTTAGGTATAGAAGGTCAGCAGCATATTCGTACACTGTATAACCGCCGCCGCCACCGAGACCACGGACCGGGCCTGAAACTTCTCGCAGCATAATACGCTTGTCTAATCTCAAAACGCCAGCACCTTGATTGGTAGTAGGTATAGCCTTGAAACGAAGACCGTCCCTATTCCTTAACTCATTATTGATTTGAGATAAAATCATAGGGCCATTGTTAAACAGATGCCTTACGACAGCATCACGCCACCGAGGGTGCTTCAACTTCATTTAACCCACCTCAGTACATTGAAGAAAACTCTTGAGTTTCTATTGAGTATCATTCTTTATTCCTCCAATTAATCTTTTCAATGTGGTATTTACTGCCACTTCATTTATGTCGCATCCTATGAATCTTCTATTCAGTTCTTTACAAACTACTGCCGTAGTCCCGCTACCCAAATAGAAATCTGCAACTAAATCCCCCTCGTTACTGCTTGTCTTTACTATTCTTTCAATCAGTGCCTTCGGTTTCTGTGTCGCATATCCAATTCGTTCTTTAGATGTGGGTTGAAGATGTTGCATTTCCCACACATCATGTAAAGGAACCCCTTTGTTTTCTTTTTGGCGTTTAATGTAATTTCCATTCTCGTCTTTCAGCCTAACAAGTTTACCATCAACGACTCCCCTCACTGTATCTTCAATAGTGTCAGGTTGAGAATATCCTTGGTATTGTATGTTGAAAGTACCTTTACCTTTAGAATAAAACAGTATTACATCGTGCATTTTTTGATAGCCATAACTAACATTAGACCATCTTTTATACCACCAAGATATTTCATTTCTAAAACACTTATACCCGAATATATCATCCATGATACATCTTAACCAATGGTTTATTCTTGTGTCCATGTGTAAATAAATGCTACCATTGTCTTTCAAAACACGGTGCATTTGAATTATTCTTTGAATATAGTGTTCCTCAATATCTTTTTTAGTCGCTTTAATATCTTTATAGTCTTTGAAATCCTTTCCTGTCCCATATAATATGTCACAATAGATTAAATCTATTGATTCACTTTCAAGAGAGAATAGTAAATCTAAGTTATCTTGCTTTACTATATCAATACCAATCATTCAATCACCTCAAACTCAGCCTCTTGTACATGCTGCGTTGGTGCGGTGAAAGTAGCAAGACGCAATTGTATTTGGTCTAAGTATATTGGTTCACTCTTGAGAACATCAACTAGAATGCCCATCATATGCTCGACCTTACGGTCAGCCAACAGGAGTTGTGAGTCAACACCAATCTCCTTCTTGAGTTGTCCAATTAACTTGAGGAATCCTTGACCCTGATTGAGTAGTTTGGTTGCGTCACCAATCCATTCAGATGTTAGACCCTCCGTTTGTTTGCGAGCCTCTAACTCACCAACCCATGAGACAAGGCGTTGTGCCAAGTCCTCGGCTACATTGAGAGTGGAGATTGATTCATCCCTCATCTTCTCCATGTGTGCCGCTTCCATCGGGTCGTATTCTAAATGCTCATCCATGTGAGTCATGACT